CTTCAGTTAGTAAGTTTAACGATGCGGCGTGTAGGTTTAGGTTCATCTCACATTCGGCCATGTCCCAGTGCCTAGCCTTAGATATTGCTACCCAAGCATCTGGCGCATCCTCATCATCATCGTAGTATCTACCCATGAGTATCACATTGTCAACCCTATCGGCCAGTTCTCCAGCGCCCCTGATTGAGAATCTGTCTATCTTATCCCTGATGGACATAGATTTTCTAGCGTGTGCCACCAGCATTATGTGGCAATCAATGTCTCGACAAGCATCTGCGACCTCACAAACCACCCGTTTTTGTCCAGTGTAGTCATCATTAGCGATGCCGCCAATCGTCATAAGAGAATCGACAAGGATAAACTCTATACCATACTGGTCAACAGCGTAACGTATCACAGCCATCAACGTCTTTAAGTCTACCGTTCCTTGCTTGTCAAAGAAGTACAACTTATCCCTAGCCCAAGCGTTAAACCCAAGCCCAAAGTCGATTGTTGGTTGCATAGATAGTGATGCTTGCCGCCAAAGCCTAGCGATTTGGCTACGAGGGGACATTTCCAAACTAACTGATAAGCATTTGTAGCCTTGCTCAATAGCCCCTAGCATTATCTGTCCAGCGTAGAGGGATTTCCCTGCTGAATTTATGCCAGCGAGAATCGTACACTCTCCATTACGCAGTCTGAATTTTTGGGGGTTGCCAAAGGGTATTTTAATCCCGGTCACATGGTCGCCTACTAGATAATAATCCAGCACCTCTTGAGTAAAGGAGTTTACAGGCTTAATGCTTTTAGATTGTTCCGCGCTAAGATATGGGGCTAGTGAGTCCGGCCCCAGCACCATGTTAAGAGACTCCATCGTTACTCTCCATCCGGCCTAGGTTCTCCACAGCCACAGAGAAGTCCATCGCAATATCATCAAGTTCCTCTATGGTGAGTAACAGCATATCTAATATGCCGTCATAATCTTCTGTGTCCATGCTAGGGGAGTTGGCTTGGATCATCCCAACGTAGTCCAGCAATAGGTGAGCAGCCTTTTTTAATTCCGTCACAGAACTCTTAGCGTTCCGCAATAGTTCTTCTTTACTTCTTTCGTTTGTCATCTATCACACACCAGTAGTCAGTTTTTGAAAGGTCATCATTGTAAGGGGTTTTCAAGCCTCTTACCTTGGGGCCACCGTAATATCCGCGCAGTCTATCTGATCCGCCGCCTTTTGTCCACCCTATTGCATTCCAGTTCATCGAGGCATACCCTCTAGATGATCTTAGTCTGGGAGTATCGGCTAATTCTCTTCTCGCAATGTCCTGTGTGCCAGCGTTCTCGTCAGCCTTTCTTTGTAGGTTAGAGTAGACATCAAATGCAGACTTCAGGCATTCTACCTTCTCCCTAGAGTGGTCATCACCTGAGTATATCTCTTGTAACTTTTCGATCAAGGTAAGGCATCTGTTGCGATAAGAGTCTATTGGTTTGCTTCCCTTATCCGCTACCATTTCCTTCTCCAATCCACGGATGGTCTTTAGAATCTTCTTTGCGAATTTATTATATACCATAGGTATTCCTATTATAGTTCAGGTGCATTCTGTTTGTCAACCCCCTATAACCGTCCACAACTCAATCTTCTCCTAAAGCACGGTTTAGTGAAGGTGGCCCTAGTAATGGAGAGCGTTATTGACAGTAAAAGGTGTTACCAGTAATGGAGAGCGTTATTGACCTCATTTTCGGGATATTTACACACCTCCAAACCTAACATAGTCGGAAAGGTATGCCTAGTTATACAGGACTTATCCACAGGGTTATCCACAGGGTAAATAAGGGTTAAGTATTTGATATCACAAGGTAATTGGAAAGTTATCCACAGCGTACCCTCTCCCTTATTATAAGTATTTAATATATATATCTAGTATATATATATCTGTTAGCAAGAATCGTGCCAACTTTTCACACAAGGCACAGGGTAAAATGATGGCAAGCGAAGAAAGTCGGGAACGCACAAGAAAGCGCCGAAACCTGACCGTGAAATATTCCAAGTTTAAACCGAAGCGCTGGCGTGCGCCTACCGCCTATAATCGCAAAAAAAAATACCGCTTGACAGAAGATTTAGAGCCGGGTTAATATACGGGAATGGAAACTATAAAACTCAGCACCATGACCGGCAAGTTAGGCCCGTCCGAATTCTCTCCAGTGGGAATGATGGCGATTAACACCAACCCTTTGACGAACCCTTTTTGCGGTAAAATGTCAAATACAGGCGATGATTCGGTTATTTGCGGCGATTGCTATTCTATAGCGATGCTAAAAGGCAGCCGAAAAAACTGTGTCCCGCGCTTTCAAGCGAATACCCTGTTATTACAGCAACGTATACCGAAAGACTATCTACCGTTTTTGAACTTGGCCTATGTTCGGGGCCATGCTCACGGCGAACTAAAAAACCTTTGGCATTACCTCAATTTCAGTAGACTAGCCACTAAAAACCCGCAGACTACGGTAACGCTATTCACTAAAAGGCGCTCAATCGTAAACCAAGCCTTTTCACGACTATTGATGCGGGAACTATCTGGTAAATTGAAGGACTACAAAAAGCCTGACAACCTGATACTGGTATACTCTAACCCTATAAAAGACAAGGTTATTAGTGAGCCGCCGAAACACTTTGATAAAGTATTTAACGTTACAACGTCAGATCATACAGCGGACAACTGTACAGGCCGCAAGTGTATAGATTGCCTGAATTGTTATAAGCACAATGGCCCTACAGTATTAATTGAGAAGGTCAAGAAAAGGTCATAGCGCCCCTGTAATTATTGCACAGACGAGTTTTACAATATTTGCACAGACGGGTTTTGCAATTTTTGCACAGACAGGTTTTGAGGATAAGCGCTATATTAAAAAATGCTAATATAGGTGTATTAGTATATTACCATTTTCTAATATAGTTACTGTAGTATATTAGAATATTCTAATATAGTTTATAATTACTTTAGAATATCATTATTTTCTAATATTGTAACTTAAAAAAATACGAATGAGAATTATTCGCATTTACTTTTGAAGCCAAAAAAAATCCCAGCGACCAAAGCCGCCGGGAAATTATCAAGTCATGTTATAGGATCAAAACGAGTAAAAGTAAAAGAGCAAAAATCACCATCATTGGCATTTTTTATCGGCCCTCAAAAAACAGTCTACGCAAGTGCTGAAAAGAAACGGCGGTAAACGTGCGCCGCATTCCACGCAATACTGGTCTAGCCTTTTTTTACTTGCAACCGGAAACCAACTCCCGGCTTGTTTTTCATCCAGCGTTTTTAGGTCTCGCAAACCTTTAGCGCTGCTCATGCTGCTATATCCAAATCAATACCGCCATAACGTGCGGCCTTGAGCAATGCGGCTCTTTTTATTGAACCGGAATTACCTTGCAGACCGTTAACCTTTTGAAAGTAGTCCGCCTTATATCCGCCATCTTGCCTTTTTAGCAATTTGTGGTCTACCCAGTGATATACGGCTTGAGTCGCGCCATGCAATGAACCCACCCTAGATGAGATTCTGTTGTGGTGGTTAACGCCACCGGGGCCATACTGGTAAGAAGATTCGATAGCGTCCGCTTGCGCACGGTAAAACTCCCGTGCCCATGATTCACTGTCAACCCGCTTAGTTTTGCTGCTATCGGCCCACGGCGCGGCTGTTGGTTTAACCTGTTTTGCAACCTCATTAAAAAATTCACGGCGACCACTGTCACTAATTGCGACCGTTGCTAGTTCTTCAATGATTTCCGCGTTGCGTTCCTGTTGCGCGCCTAACATTTCCAGCGAGCCAACTAAATAGGCTTCGTTGAAAGCATGGCGATGTGAAAGCCGAAAAACATTCGCACCACTACGCAAGGCGGCTTGTAACGTGTTATTGCAAACCACTGCAACGTCCGTTGTCATGCTGTAAGAAAGCGTGGTTTTATCGTATGACGTTCCCAGTAAAACATTGCGATTGAATTTCTCTCCCGCAATGCTCACGTCCCGGTCTGTCATGGCCTGAAACCAAATTTCCTTGCCTTTACGCAGACTGCCAACGGTAGCCATCTGATAACCGCCTTGGGCGACTACGCGATCCGCTGCAAGTGTTACTTGTTCGATGGTGTGCAAGTGATACTGTTTGCTTACCGTCGATAAGTAATCGCCTGTATCGGTGCGGTAAAGAACGCTGTGGCTATCAATATTGCGATTGCCGAGTATTGGTGAAGTTTCCGCTTCACTATCTACACCGCGCTCCTTTTCAAGATCAGATAACGGGCGCGCGTCAAGTACAACATCGTATTTGACATTCGCCTTTTTAATCTCGAACGGTAGAGCGGCTGCACGCCACGTCTCAATGGGCGCTGAAGGATCAACCCGGTTGGGCCTGAATCCTTCGCTCTCCCACCATACACTTATGCCGTGTGCAGCAGCCATGTTTACGCGATCATTTGTCGTGTCTATTTCGTGTGACATTAGATTGTTACCTTTTTTAATGTGCATTGATTGGTTTGTCCGACGTTGTTCCTAGGGTTCGGTTTAACCCTCGCGGTTACTTGGTCTGCCCTTCGTTAGGGGCTTCGCCTACGGACGCAAAACCTATTTACGAATCGCCCTTGCAAGCCCACTAGGTATAGATGATGCGATATCACTATGAGCGGATAGCGCACGGTCACGGGGACATACCTAATGGCTATGCCGATTATGCGCCTATTGCCAGCATTTAACAATCGCGGAAAAAGCACCATTCCCTACTCTATAACTGGCTACTTGTCAACCTTGACATAGGGGTTAAGACTTGATCTATATCGGCTGATATTAGTGCTTGACATTGCTGGATTTATGTTGTTCCGATATTCTCCCCACACACGCACACGCCACCCAGATATTTTTACCCTTGTCAACCTGTTTATTTATACAGTTCAAACCAAATGCAAACGAGAATGATTCGCATTCAAATTCCTAGCGCATCAGCATATTCTAATATTAGAATATTATAATATTCCCCCATGCCGTTGCGAATGAGAACGATTCGCATTGGCCCCCCACCAACCCCTTTTTATTTTTAACTTTAAATCGAATATCCTCCACACTCACCAGTGGGATGTTTTATACTCCAACCCCCTTCAGAATTTAAGAGGTGGATACTGGTAGGGTCACCAAGGGGTAACCGAGTTAACCTGAAATAATGCCCTTAAAGGCCCTTAAAATGAGAACAGACAAGCAAGAAAGATTCATTGAGAGTTACTGTCTTACAGGTAATGCCGCCAAAGCAGCGGAGATGGCTGGCTATTCTAAGAAGGGTAGTAAGCAAATGGGCTATATGCTCAAGAATCAATTTTCTAGTGAGATTGATGAGCGAATGCGTAAGATGATCCAAGATGCAGTTCCCGGCGCTTTAGCGCAGGTTAATGACCTAGTGGCTAATGCTGTGTCTGAAGGGGTTAGGTTGAATGCCTGTAGAGATGTGCTGGATAGGGCTGGATATAAACCTGTAGAGAGGCAGGAAATCTCCCATGTAGAGACAAGTTCTACTGAAGAGTTAGAGAAAGAGTTAAAGGCACTCCTGAATTAAATGACCTTATGAGAGAGTTGTA